CAAATGAAAAAATTTCCTAAAGCTGCGGCCAATCCAAATTCGAGACTTCGACAGGCACGTAGAAGATGGAAATGCTAGACAAATTTTTATACTCTTTTTTTGGAAAACTCGATAACGCTATTGCGTTTGTAGAAACGTATGTTATTAAAATGACTGAATGGTGTTGGCACACACGTGTTAAACTTTTAAACAAAAGAAGGAAAAAAAAATGAGAACAGCAATAATAGATGCATTAGAAGCTAGATACGAAGCTCAAATTCTAGAAGCTGATGCTACCCTTAAAATTTACTTGGAAAATTCTGTGGGTATAGGGGAACATCCACAACATTTGGATGAAGTAGATAAGTTAGTAGAAAAGATTGCAACTGCTGAAGAAAAAATAAAAGTGTTACAACAATTTAAATTATAGGAGAGAAGATGGAAGATTTAGTATTAGTAGATAAACTTAAAAAAAGAATCAACGCCACGCTACAACAAATTGGAGATACCATGATTACTGGTGGGGTTGACAGCATGGAAAAATATAAGTATATGCTAGGACAAGCACATGCTTATCAAATAGTAATACAGGAAATCTCTAACCTGCTAGAACCAAAGGAGCAAAAAGATGAAGGAAACATTATCGACATCGGAAAAGGAAGTACCAAAAATTAAACTTGGGCTTCAAGATAAATACGAATCAGAAAAAAAAGAAGAACCTCACGCAAAAAGATTAGACGAAAACAATATTAAAGATGTAGAGGACCAGTTACCAGAACCGGTTGGCTACAGACTTTTAGTTTTACCTTTTACCCCAAAAGAAAAAACTAAAGGTGGAATTTTATTCTCTCAAGAACAATTAGACAAAGCTAGAATCGCCACAACTTGTGGTTATGTTTTAAAAATGGGAGATCTTGCATACGCGGATAAAGATAAATTTAATAAGCCGTGGTGCAAAGTAGGAGATTGGGTAATGTTTGCTAGATACGCTGGCTCACGTTTACCGATTGAAGGTGGAGAAGTGCGAATACTAAACGATGATGAAGTGTTAGGGACAATAGGTAATCCCGAATCAATTCTTCATTATATTTAACAACATAGGAAGGAAACTATGCCAACAGAAAATGAAAACAAAGTAGACAGTTTAGTTGATGTAGGTGAAGCTGATCAACAGCCCACTGAAATTAATTTAGACGATAAAGGTGAACCAGAAAAAGTTGAAGCACCCGCCGAACCAAAGATCGAAGTAGAGCAAGTCCCTCAAGATAAAACATATGAAAATGAAAGAGAGACAAAACTTGAAAAAAAAGAAGATGACGAGGTAAAAGAATATAGCGAAGGCGTTCAAAAACGTATTGCTAAATTAACTCGTAAGATGCGAGAAGCTGAAAGACAAAAAGAAGAAGCTATTGCATTTGCAGAAGCAACTAACAAACAAAAGAGTGAGTTAGAAGGAAGACTATCTAAACTAGATAAATCATACACTTCAGAATTTGAGACAAGAGTAACAACAAACATGGCAGCAGCAAGACAAGCTCTTAAAACTGCTATTGAATCTCAAGACGTTGAAGGACAGATTGCAGCTCAAGAACAAATTGCAAATCTAACTATGGATGGTGCACGATTGAATGCAATGAAAGCAGCAGAAGCTGTTAAAACAGAAGCTAAAGAGGTTAATGTAACACCTCAACAAACTAGACAACCAGCTCAAACAGATCCTATGGCAGAAGCCTGGGCAGCTGATAACTCTTGGTTTGGTAATGATTCTGCTATGACTTACACAGCGTTTGATATACACAAACAATTAGTAGAAAAAGAAGGTTTTGATCCTAAATCTAGAGAATATTATGCAGAAGTTGACAAAAGAATAAGAGTTGAATTTCCGCACAAATTTGATAAGATAGAAGACAATACTACAGAAAGAGCTAAACCAGTTCAGAATGTAGCTTCAGCTAAACGTTCAGCTTCAACAGGACGCAAAAATAAAACTGTGAGACTCACGCCATCACAGGTAGCAATTGCTAAAAGATTAGGTGTGCCACTAGAAGAATATGCGAAACAAGTAAACATCACGGAAGGAGTATAGGCATATGGAAAACGAAAAAATAAAAACTTCACGTGCGAGTCAAACTAGAGACAAAATAGAAGTCAAAAAAGTATGGACTCCACCCAACTCACTCGATGCACCACCAGCGCCAACTGGATACAGGCATCAATGGATACGTGCCGAGATACTCGGACAATCAGATGCTAAAAATGTAGCATCATCTTTGAGAGAAGGATGGGAATTGGTGAGAGCCGATCAATATCCAGACTCACAATATCCAGAGATGACAGAAGGCAGATACGCTGGAGTTATTGGAGTGGGAGGCCTATTGCTGGCTAGGATACCCGAAGAGATTGCGCTTCAAATCGATGCTTATTATAAAAAGCAAAACGAGGCTAAAGAAGAAGCAGTAGAGAACAATCTTATGAAGGAACAGCACCCAAGTATGAAATTCAGTAATGAATCTAATACTCGTGTAACCTTCGGTGGTACAAAGAAATAGTCTTTTAACAATTTCTAGTCCCAACGAATTTCATTAATCCGTATTTGGCTGTGTAGCCAAATACATAAAAAAGGAAACAACAATGGCAGCAAACCAAACAGAAGGTTTTGGATTTAGACAAGCCCCTACAGTAGGATCAACTCCTGCTACAGGCGGTCAGGCTGAATACAAAATCAAATCAGGTTTAGGTGTTGGGATTTTTCAAAATAATCCTGTTTCACATCAGCATACGGCAGGTGACGATGGGTATCTACAAGATACTACAGCGGCTACTATGGACGACGGTATTACTGGTGGAGCAGGTTGGTCAACTGGAACATCTAACATCCAACCTATCATAGGTGTTTTTAACGGAGCATTTTACATAAACGCTTCTACGAAAAAACCTACTTTCGCAAACCACATCTTGGCTAGTACTACGTTCGCAAAGGACTACAATACTGGATCAGATGACGGAATCGGTTTAGTTAACGACAACCCTATGCAAGAATATACTTGCAAAGCGGATGCAGCGGTAACTCAAGCAAACCTTCTTCATACATTCAATCCAAATGATGGAGCTACAACTGGAACTCAATACGAGGGACAGTCTACAGTAAAATTAGATATTACTGGAACAGCAGCTACTTCAATGTTTAGAATTGTAAGAACGGCAAACGATCCGGCAAACAATGATGCATCAGTGCTTAATTCGAACCAAATAGTTCAAATTTCGCCAGCAGCATCTATTTCTAACTAATAGGAGCATATAGATATGGCAATATCAAGAGCACAACTAGTTAAAGAACTAGAGCCAGGTTTGAATGCACTATTCGGCTTGGAATACAAACAATACGGCGAGCAGTGGACAGAGATTTTTGACACTGAATCATCAGACAGAGCTTTCGAAGAGGAAGTGATGTTAGCTGGTTTCGCAAACGCAGCAGTTAAAGCTGAAGGCCAAGGCGTTCAGTTCGACCAAGCGCAAGAAACTTTTACAGCTCGTTACACTAACGAAACGATTGCATTAGCATTCGCTATTACAGAAGAAGCTATCGAAGATAACTTGTATGACAGACTTGCGTCTAGATATACAAAAGCTTTAGCAAGATCTATGGCGTCTACTAAAAATATCAAAGGTGCAGCGGTACTTAACAATGCATTTGATAGTAATTTTGCTGGTGGAGATGGTAAGGAGCTTTGTGCTGCTGACCACCCAACATTAGCAGGTGACTTTTCAAATGAATTAACAGTAGCTGCTGAACTTAACGAAACTTCATTAGAACAGTCGTTGATTGACATCGCGGCTTTCACTGATGAAAGAGGCCTAAAAATTGCGGCGCAAGGAGTTAAATTAATAATTCCTTCAGCTCTTCAATTTACTGCTGACA